TCGCACCTCTCCTGTTGAGGCATCGTATGTCAACTTATTGCGATATCGATTCATTAAATCACGAACATATGCTTCCGCTTTATTCTTTGGAAGTGAACCAACATCCACATAAAAAATACGCCGCTCTGGGGCGCGTGATATCCTGTAGATCACAACTGCGTCTTCGAGCATTCGTAGTTGATTAAGTGGTTTGATTGCTTTATGTAAGTGACTGATTGCACGACCCGATAGTGGATCAAATTGACCCGAGTGATAATAACAAATAGCGTCAGGTGATAGTTTTAATCCAGTCTGGTCTGTTGGTTTTTCACGATAGGTGTAAAACTCATGAACACCCTTAACGTATTTCGTTCCAGTTTTTTCGTCTGTCTCTTTCTCTACTTCTACCATCTTTTTAATTTTCATGGCATCAATAGGTCTGAGTTCAACTATGCCCTTTTTAGGATTTGTTTTGTCAATGATAATATGATAATAACCTTTACCATCGACAAACCATCTTCTAAAAATATCGTAACCTCTGTTGGAGAAATCTAAAAGTCTTAGAATTTGCTCATATT